GTTTAAAAAAGAGATTTTCAGCTATTTCAATTTTAGAAGATTGTATAGTATTTGAGTTTAAATTTAAAAAGGAATAGTATAATGACTGTCAGTTTAAACAGTGCTGAAAAAGAGTTATTAGAAAAACTTGGTATCAATATAGATACTCTAACTGCTGCGAAACATAAAACTAAACAATCTAAAGATGCTGATAAAAGACCTGTTACAATAGACTTATCAGGTATCAGTGAACAAGTTAATGTTGTGTGTAAGTGTTGCGGAAATAAAAGTACAATGTATTTAGATTACATTAAAAGAGTTGATATGGAAGGTTACACCATTAAAACTGTAGCAAAACCAACTAATGATATTAAGCGTGAAAGAAGCAGTATAGTTAATAAGTGTGAGTATTGCAAAGATGAAATGTTATCAATGCGATGCCAGGAAGCTTTGATTCAAATGATTAAGAATCTAAGGAGGGTATAGAAATGATTGAGATAAGGTTTGGTTGGAAAGAAGATAAAGACAGAGAAATTTTAACTACAAAGTCTTTAAGTTTTGGCTATAAACAGGGAAATACTCATTTTGGTCAATCTTATTTTATAACCTTAATTACAGAAGAAACTAATCTAGAAACAGGTGAAGTATATTGGGCTTATATGAACTGGCACAGTATGATGTGGTTCTATAAATTAAAAGCATTATTTGTTAAAGAGCCAAAGTTGTAAGTGTAAATTAACCAATCAACTATAATAATTAACATTGATTAAAAGGAGGTAGTTATGAAATATAAGAAGGGAGAGAAGTATATTATTAGTGCTGTACACAAAGAAGATGCTTTTCAAGAAGATGGATTAGTTGGTAAAGTAGCAATAGTTATGAAAGATTTAAATATAAGTACAAAAGGAAAGCCTTGGTTATCAGGTATGCTATATGTTAAAGACTTTTCATTAAATCCAGTTACCTACTTTTACGCTATTAAACTTAAGAAAATAAAGGAGGTAAATAATGGCAGCAAATAATTGTTACAGAATCCAATTATGGAGATATCAGTATAGCAGAGGTTGGGAAGAAGAAAGGATTATTACTCATTTCTTTCCAAGTTTAATTAATGGCTTCGCTATTTTAGTAAATAGTATGAGAAGGAGATCAAATGAAAAAGCTAATAAGATGGGTAGTAGAAAAGGTAGAGATATTAGTTAATATCTATTATGATTACCAATCAAACAGAATAGCTATTAAAAGAATAAAGGAGGAATTAAATAATGGCTGATGTTGAGAAAGTAGTAAAAGAAGGGTTGTTTTGTACTGAGTGTCAATTTAAAGATGAATGTAATTTACAGTGTATAAGGATAAAAGATGGGACAGGCAAAGAGGAATAAAGAATCTGGATTACTTAATAGGGTAATAAGAAAGCGTGAGTACTTTATAGCTCTATGTATTGCTTATACAAAGTACAGCTATAAAGAGATATTAAGATTTATGCAAATCAGAATTAAAGAGGGGAGATTGTAAATGGAAAAGCAAGAAATTATCTTTGATGTACCAGAAGGAAAGAAACACAGTGTTTGCTACAAGACTAAGGATAAAGAAGCTGCAATTCAAAGTGTCTATATTATGAGGCACTCCCTAGGAACACCAGTGCCTAAGGTTGTTAAGATTACTATTGAGGAGGTTTAATATGAGAAAGACTGGAAAGATAATCTTAACTATGAATGAAGAGAAACCAAAGCAGTTGTTAAATGAGGAACAAGCAGCAGTTATAATTGATAAAAGATTAGGTAAACTACTAGATGTTGAACAGTATCTCAATAATGCTGTTGCTGCTCAAATCTACACTAAATTTGGAGTGTTAATAAGAGTTCACTTATAAGGAGATAAAATATGAAATACACTTTAAAGATGTTTAAGAGTGGAAATTGGACAGAAGATATGTTTAAAGTTAAATGTGCCAACTGTGGTAAAACCTTTGGAAAGCATTACGGTGTGGACTGCAATAGTAGTAATAGTAAAAGTAAATTTAAACTTATAAAGAAAGAAACAGTAACTAAGAGGTGCAATAAATGACTAGAGCAGAAGCAGAAGAGGTATTCTTAACTGCTGTATTAAGTGGAGATACTTGTGCTGTGGAAATGTCAGCAAAAGAAGTGCAAGTATTTAGAGTGCTGATAGGTAGAGCTATTGGTGAAATGCAAGTTAAGAATCATAAGCTGTGGCTTAAGGCTAAGAACTATGGGATTGAGTACAATGAGCCCTATGCTATTATACGGAAACTCAAAGCTGATAGATTTAAAGTGTTCAAAGTTGAAGCAGATGGTAAACTTTCTGAAATAATAAAGGAGGCTGATGATGAGATTGGTGCGAACAACGCTGAAGAAAACAGGAACCAAAATCCTGAAGGCGATTTGGACAGATGAAGAGTTGGAGCATCATGAGGAGTATAACAGAAAAAGGACTGCACTTGTTCCAAGAGTTTGTACTATGTGCAACTTAAAGTATGGAGAAAATGCTAAAGATACTCCATTACATGAAACTGAAACAGAGAGGACTATTAGAGAAAGGTTGTGGAACAAGATGTTCTCGGAGAGTATGGAAGCATTAGCTAAACAGATTACTTTTGGAGGTGAAGGATGAATATTTACTTATTAACACAAAACACTGTAACAGGATATGATACATACGACAGTTGTGTTGTAGTAGCAGTAAGTGCGGCTAAAGCTAAACTTATACATCCATCTGAGTATCATGGAAATTGGGATGGTAAGCAAGACGGTGTATATGATAGTTGGTGTGACGCAGATAAGGTTACTGCTACACTAATCGGAAAAGCAAGCAGTAATGTAAAAGCTGGTTTAATACTATCTTCATTTAATGCAGGTTAGACTATGAGCAAGAACAGAGTAGTTCTACAAATTGAGTCAGAAAGTAAGGATTGCTTTGGAGTCTATGAACTATGTACTCTAATTGATGGTAGACCTTACATCTATTTCATCAATTCTGAGTATATACTCAGGAAAGTTAAAAGCTTGATTTACAGACATAAATCAGGTAAGGCAATCAATGTGCTTAAACAATGGAATCTTAAGAAGGGAGAGTAAATGAAAAATGATTGGAAACATAAAGATATTAGACATATTCTTGCTTTTGTAGAAATTTGTCTATGGTCTTTATTCTGGATTTTATTTATAATTTGGTGCAAAAGTATTAGTTAGCTCAGTAAAAAAATAGTTGTTGACAGATGTATTTAAATGTGTTATGCTACTGCATACACAATCATGAACTGATGTAATAAACTAAAATGAAAGGAGAGTGATAAACAGATGCCACACGTTCAAGCAAAACTTGACGAACAAACATTCAAGGAAGTTAAGAAAGATGCTATAGATAAGGAAGAAGCTATTGGTGATTATGTTAAAGATGCAGTCGTCAAGAAACTTGAACAAAGTAAACTAACGGAAGCGTCAGAGTGTGAACTTAACAAACAAACAGAAACTAAAGAATAAGGAGACTTTACAATGGCTAAGAAAGCAAAGAAATTGGGAAAATCTATCGAAGGGACAGTTGTTAAAATCAAAGAAGTTGTAACGGGTAAAGATATGGCGTTTGACTTCTTGAAACTTCCGAAAGCTATTCAAGAGAAGCTTGGCCCCTTCGGTCTGAATCACAAATTAGGTGACGCTGCCGCAGGTTGTGCAGGTCAGGAAGCAGTCGATGCGATTGAAAAGGTGTTCGCAGGATTGATGGCAGGTGACTGGTCTGTCAGAGCACCGAGAGGCGAATCCGTATCTGTTACGGCTATCAACTCTGGTATCAGCAAACTTCCTCCGAAGGAAGCGGAAGCTGCTACTGCATTGCTCATCAAATTGGGCATCATCAAAGACCCGAAGTTGGCTCCCCCTGTTGCTCCCGCTAAGTAACATCTAGTTTCATCAATCTGGACTAGCCAGTCGTGTTAAAATTTGACATTGATTGGCTAGTCCACAACTATTTTTAAGGGAGACCAACTATGACAGAAAGAATCAGAGTATCTCACTCTACAATCAAACAACTTATAACTTGCCCAAGAAAAGCACTATTTGAAAAGGAACGTTTGTTCCCAGTCAATGGTGCTATGCCACTTAGATATGGCTCCGCCTATCATAAAGGAATGGAAGCTTATTATAAGAACGGCAAAGATTTGCTGAAAGCTATTGAGGCAGCGGCAACATTCTGGCAAAAGCCAACAGTTCAAATATTTCAAGAAGATTATCGTAATCTTGAATCTTTACTCTCTTCCCTAACACTTTACCACGAGCAGTATGCTAACGACAATGAAACTGTTGCAGGCGTACCTGAGAATAAAATAACTACTATTATATCCTTATCTGATGAGGAGAAAAGTTACTATGGTGACATTGAGGTTCAGTTTGTTATAGTAGTTGACTTAATTCTCAACGTTGATGGAATGAAGTGGGTTGTAGACTTCAAAACAACATCAGTTGATTTACCTTATATGGCTTCGAAGATGCGTAAGATGGCACAATTAATGGGCTACCAATTTGTAGCTCAAAGACATTTTGATGGTATCAATGGCTGTATGGTTTATTATCATCAATTGAAGGCATCTAAGAGTAGAAAGACTGGGGAGTACGGAGATACCAAAACAGATTTTATGAAGTTCCCGATGATATTCTCTAATCATGACTATGAAGATTGGAGAAGGTATGTTATCTGGAATGCTTTCAATCTACATAAGGCTGCAGAGTCTGGCTACCCACCTAATTACAATAGTTGTTATGAATTTAATAGAGCTTGTCCGTACATTCAACTCTGCGATTATCCTAAGTGGAATATGGATAAGTTCAAAGAGATGGATGGGTTTGTGATTGTTCCAGATGATAGAGTTGTGGAGGCAATAGATGAATGACAACTTCATTGAAGATTTGATTACATTTTTTGTAGTTGTTTTATTTATATTGTTTGCTATAAAGTTTATTTATTAAAGGAGACTATAATGCTTAAAATAAAAGAAGAAGATGTTAAAGCAGCACATAATAAAGGCTGTTCTGATGTTAGAAAGACTTTAGAAATTCTCTTTCCAAAAGTATTTAATGAGAAGTTTCCAAGATTAGGTAGAGGAAGCAGTGGAAGCTTATATCTACTATACAATTCAACAAGTGGTATATGTATTAAGGACAGCGGTTCAGGTGGGTATGAGTTTGGCGAGCTAGTAAAAGTGTATGATTCAAGTGAGTTTAAACCTGTTAAAGGTATAGAAGAAACTTATTAAAGGAGAATAAATATGTTAGCTAGTGAATTGATTACAATGTTACAGGAAGCTATCAACAATAATGGTGATTTACAGATCGCAACTTACAGTGACTCTTATGAAGGTCACGATAGTGCAGATGGTATTGAGGTTGTTGAGCATGGAGAAAATGATGGTAAAGATTTAGCAGAAACATTCTTTTGTATTTCGTAAGGAGTAAGCATGAACGCTAAAGATGTAACAGCAAGTACAGAGTATATCAAAGTAATGTCTGTTGGTGAGCCAGGAACTGGAAAGAGTATATTGGCTAGTAGCTTCCCAACACCTGGCTTTGTATTCGACTTTGCTAACTCAATCATCTCGTATAAGGGATTGGACTTTGATTATGAGCAGTACGAGTTAAGTCCGTTAGGATGGACAAAGTTCGAGAAAGATGTAGTAAGAGTTATTAAAGATGTTAAGGAAGGTAAGTATGTATCGGTTATAGTAGATGATTTGTCTGCAATGACAGCAGTATGCATGGAGAGAGCACTCCAATTGGACGCTAAGAGAAGTGCAACTCAAGGCCCAGTTTGGAATGTGCATTACTCCATGGTAAGAAATCTGATGGAAGGCAGGCTAAAGCAAATCATGGCTATGTCTTGTAATATACACTTCATCGCACATCTTCATGTTATTCAAGACCAAGAGACAGGTAATATAATAGGAGTTGAACCGATGTTAACTGGTGCGTTGCCTATTATAATCCCAGGTTATTTTGATGAAGTGTACTATCATACTACTAAAAGAGAAGGAGGTGATACTAAGTGGTTAATCCAGACTGTAGCTATGGGCTACAATAAAGCTAGGTCAAGAATGTCTGGAAAGTTGCGTACCTTACCTGATTTGTTAGCTAATGACTATGCTGAAATCATGGCATACTTAACAGGTAAAAAGAAGAAAGAAGTCAAACAAACTCAAACAACAACTCAAACAAAATAAGGATGACAAAACATGGCTCAGAAAAAAGAAACAGTACAACCGAAAGTAACAGAAGAAGTAGATGATTCAATGGAAGCAAATCCCGAAGGTGGCTTTAAATTCGATACAGATTTTAATATTGAGCAGGAATTTAAGGTCGCTCCTCTTATCCCCACTGGTCAGTACGAAGGTCATATAACAGGTGTCAAGTTTGATGCTGCTGATATGGCACTTGTGTGGGATGTTTCTCTAGTAGCAGACCCAGATGTGTTTATGACTGACAATGAAACTCCTGTTAGCGGTAATGTAATTCAGTATAAGAATTACTTCCCCAAAGCAGGAGATGAGTTGGTTAGAACCAAGAGTGGTAAGCAAACCAAACGCCAAGCCAAGATTAATATGATTGCGGATTTCCAGAAGAAAATGAAAGTGAATATGAATACTGCTAAAGCAATTGAAGACGGCGTACAAAATGCTGAGTGGATTGGCATACAGGTTATTGTATCTATAAACATCAGGGAGTGGGAAGGCAGATTCAGTAATCAGATTGCTGATATTGCTGCTGCTTAATTAAACTTAGGGCAGGTGGAGTTTGTAATTACTTACTATATTGGGGCACAGTATGGTTAGTACCACCTGCTCTTTTAAGGAGAACCAATGGCTATATCAAAGTCACAGTTACTTAAAGCAAAGATAATAACAAAGATGGCTTATCTTGAAGTGCTTAAAGAAGAGATTGAGGAGATGAGAATTAAGCAGGGTAAACTGCTTGATAAAGAACTTGAAAAGAAATACCCTAACATAAAGGAGTTTAAAAATGAAAAGAACAGGAAAGTTAAAGGATGATACTAAGAATCTTATTGAGTCTTTAACTGAGGTTATTGAAGTTAAAGAGAAAGAAGTTGAACAGTTGAAAACTGAGCGAAGGATGCTCGAACGAAAGCTTGAGGAGTAGACTATGAGAGGAACTGTTTGTAAGAGATTAAGAAAGAGAGTATACAGTAGTGGCTCACGAAGGAATACTTTTGAGTATGGCAACAGTGGAAGTACAATATTCTGTGTTGGGCAGCGTGCTACTTATCTCTTTTATAAAAGAAACTACGGAAAGGATTAGCTATGCCAGAATTAAATTTACCGAGAACTGAATTTTTACTACATTACGTTAAGAAAATAGAAGCACAATTAATTGACTGGTGTAAGCGTAAGAAGTATTCGCAAGGAGATTCATATTCTGTTTGGATTACTAAAGAAGGTAAATGGAAAGTATCTTATAGTAATGATTATCCTATGCAGCACGGTTCTGGTAAAGAATATATCCTTACAGAAGAAGAATTTAAAGAAGCTACAAAGGAGAAGAGATGAGGCTAGAACAGATGTTCAAAAATGTTCTTGACTATAGCCTAGAAACTCTTACACTTAAGGTTGAGGAAGATTCTGCTAGAAGGGCAGAAAGAATAATGCAATCAATGTCAAAAATTAATGATGCTCCAAAAGCACGATCTTCTTCAACCAAGTTAAGTGATACAGAGAAAGGCATACTCAAGGCACTTGGGTTAAGTATGAAAGATATTAAAGCACTGAAAGGAGCGATGGATGGATAGTTATAGAGTTGTAGCACCAACAGAAATCATCTTACCTGACGATATGCCGAGGTTTAGAAAGGAGATGGGTAAGATAAAGGACTTGGTTGAATCCTTCAAGAGATTTGGTCAACTACAGCCTTGTGTTGTAACCAGAGATATGAAGTTAGTTGCGGGTGGTCGGCGATTAGCAGCTTGTATTGAAGCAGGTCTTGAAGTTAAGATTGTATTTGTAGATGCAGTAAATCCACTTGAGTTAAGAGAGATGGAACTTGAGGAGAATATACAAAGGAAGGCTTTCACACCCGCAGAAGAAATTATGGCAGTACAAGAATTGCATAGTCTAAAACAGCAGATTCATGGTACGCCAGTACAAGGTAGTGATAAGGGAACTGGTTGGAAGTTAGATGATACAGCTCAGGTGATAGGGAAGACAAGAGCATCAGTTATTGGTGACCTTGCACTAGCACAAGCACTCAAAGACTTTCCTGAACTAGCAGGCTGTAAGACAAAGTCTGATATTAAAAGAGCCGTTAAAGGACTCGAAAGAATATCCACTTCTATTCAAGCACTTGAAACCTACGACCAAGTAATGAAAACTAAAGAAGATAAGTTTGAGATTCACAACGTGGATTGCTTTGAGTTTATGAAAGGTATGGAAGATAAGTGTGTTGATGTTCTCTTTACTGACCCACCTTATGGAATAGACATCCATGATACTACTATTGGATTGGGAGGACATACTGGTAGTGACGTTACAATGTCAGGCTTTAAGTATGAAGATGGCTTCGAGGAATCAATGTCAATTATTAACGATGTTGCGAAGGAGTCAGCTAGAGTAGTTAAGGATACAGGATTTGCTGTTGTGTTTTGTGCTATCAGTAACTTCTTTATTATTAGATCTATGTTTGAGGTAGCAGGTTGGAACTGCTCGCAACGCCCAATCATTTGGATTAAGAATGAAAGTGGACAGAACAATGCTCCATCTAAATGGATGTCGGCAGGGTACGAGAGTATGCTGTTCGCCAGAAAACTTGATGCTAGAATAGTGATTGAGGGTAAGGTTGATTGGGTGCAGTGTCCTAATGTAGCACCTTCTATTCGGATTCATCAAGCAGAGAAACCAGTACCTCTTATCAAAGAACTGTTGAGTAGATTGGCAATGCCAGGTGCTGTTGTGTTAGATCCATTCGCAGGAAGCATGGCTACTATTGAAGCTGCTATTGAGATGAAAATGTATCCGATTGGCTGCGAGAAACTGGTTGAAGCGTTTGCTGTTGGTAGACAAAGAATAACTAATTACTTTAAGATGAAAGGGGAGTAAAGATGAAAATTGTTAAAATAACTGGTAATTTATACAATCAAAACTTACAAGAGTTTAAAAATTGTATTGTACTAGATGATGTTACTGTATATCCAGTTTATATAACAAGCAGTGGAACAACTTGGGGTATGCCTACTGAAGACTTTGAGTCTTTTAAAGAAGCATATACAGAACAAAGTAGGAAACCAGTTACTATCCCGACATCTGCATTGTCAGAATTTGTATTTAATGATTGTAATAATATAACTATTAATAAGGGAGAAACAAAATGAGCGACAATCCAATACAAGCTAACATCAATGTAGATGCTAATAGCTTGAAAACAATTACTTGCACTTGCGGAGCATTCATATTCGAATCAGTTGCTATTTATAAAGCAGTTCCTTCTATTTACTCTCCAACAGGTAAGCCGACAGCAATTGCGATGCCTTGTTTGAGATGCATTAAATGTGGAGAGGTTCATTCTATGGAGAATGTTATGAAGTCTATTAAAGACGACAGTCCAATTATAGGATTGGGAAAGGGGAATTGAAGTGGCTACTGAAAAACAAAAGAGACAGCAAAAGTTATTTCAGTTAAAGGGTAGTTTAAGTATGGCTGCCTCTATTATTACTAATGCTTTAAACAATAAAGAATTATCTGGTACTTCACAACTAGATCTTTCAATGGCATCTCATGCATTAAGAGTAGTAATAAGAAGGTTCAATAAAGATGTTGGTTGGAAAGATAATTATACACCTATTACACCTTGCCATTCACAAGTACAAGCAATGATGGAGAAAGAAAATGAACTGGAATAATTTATGCCTACCAGAACAAGTTGCTATTATATTTGGAGTATTTGTTATTGTTGCTTTTATATTAGCAATGCTTATAGATGTAATTAAGGGAGGGGATTAGATGAAACTTAGAAAAGAATTAGAGTGGTTTGTAAAAAAGATGGAGAAAACTTTAAGTCTTAATGACCATAAATCATCTTATACTTTAGAAGATAATGAATATCTTAAAAGTAAATTAGTAGAAGAAGTAGGTGAATTATTACAAGCAATTAATAAAGACTGGAGTAAGGCTATAATACGAGAAGCAGTTGATGTTGCTAACGTTGCAATGATGATAGCTGCTAATGAAAGTGGAAAGGAGTTTTAAGTATGATAGTAAAAACAACTGGCCCTCCAGACAGTAAGATTTTCTTTCTCGGAGAAGCTCCAGGTGAAATAGAAGAGCAAACAGGCTTACCATTTCAGAATATGCACGGAGCAGGTAAGACATTCAATCTTATCCTATCACAGAACGGTATCAACAGAAGAGATGTAAGAATACGAAATGTTGCTATGCGTAGACCAACTGCAAACAACATGAGTCACTTCTTTTATGACTCCAAATGTACTGTACCTAAACCAGAACTAGTAATGTGGATTGAACAGTTAAGAATGGAGTTAGAAGAATCTCGTCCGAACGTAGTGGTTGCTATGGGAGCTTATGCACTATGGGCTCTTACTGGAATGAAGAAGATTTCAGAAGCCAGAGGATATGTTGTGGAATCTACCTTAGTCCCAGGACTTAAAGTAATTCCAACTTATCATCCTCAGGCAATTAACTATGAGTGGAAGTTGTTCCCAGTGACCGTGTTCGATGTAAGGAAAGCAGTGTACCACTCCAATAGTCCAGACATTCCCAAAGACAAGACGCAATATGTAGCTCCCGCGGCTTTCGAGATGTTCATGGACTATATGGATAATATACTGAAAGCTAGAAAGCGATTTGCGTTTGACATTGAAGCTCATATTGGTACTGCTTATCCTTATCTACTCGGCATAGCCGACAGTGCCCACTTTGGAATGAGCTTCTATAATATGAAGAACAATTCATCTACTATGAACACAAGACAAGAAGCTCAGTTATGGCAGAAACTTGGAGAGTTGGGCAGGCACTGTGAAGTTATAATGCACAATGCTTCGTATGATAAAGCTGTCATGTGGTATCATCACGGTGTACTCTTTGAGAATGTTTGGATGGATACTCTCATCGCTATGCACGTAATCTTCCCTGAATTTCCTCGTGACTTAGGCTTCGTTGGTAGCATCATGTTAGATGTTCAGCCATGGAAAAACTTATCTAAAGTTGATGCAGCAGTCTACAATGTACTTGACGCTATAAGAACCTTCGCTATTGCAGAGCCCCTTGAGAAGGAACTTATAAAGCAGAAGATGGAAAAGACTTTTAACTTTGAGATGAGTATGCTTGACCCAGCTATAATGATGCAACTTACAGGAGTGAAAGTAGATAATGAAAGGCGATTACAATTACTCGATGAAAATGCTGAACAGACTAGAGCAGTTAAACTGGAACTGGATAGTCAATTTAAAAGGGAAATTAACTTTAACAGTTCAAAGCAAATGCAACAGTTACTGTATTATGAGTTGGGACTCGAACCCCAGTTTAAGAGAAGAAAGTCTGTGGAGCAAACGAGGGTAATGACTACAGATGCAAAGGCTATGAAGAAGTTAGCAAGGAAGTATCCTAACCACCCTTGGCTTACTAAGATATTAGACTATAAGAAGTTATTAAAACTCAACGGTTTCTTAAGTGCTGAACCTTCACCAGAAGGAAGGTATCATACTTCTTATAATATAACTGGTAGTGCCACAGAGAATGAGGGTAGGAAATCCTTTGGTAGATGGTCGTCTTCTGAGTCAATCATTCTAACTTACGGCCCAGGTAATCTACAAAACGTTCCGCCAATAGCCAGAAAGACTTACCGTGCTGATGATGGTAAGATATTTGTACAGGCTGATATGCGTCAGGCAGAAGCAGTTATAGTTGCTCACCTTATTGGAGATACTAGACTACAACACTTCTTTAAGATGGCTTTCACGGCATCTGCTGAGGAGCAAGCAAAGTATGATGTGCATAAGTTAACAGCTTCTCTTATGTTTGAAGTAGATTATGATTTGATTACTCCAGAGATGAGAAGAGTTGGTAAGACATTAAGGCACGCTTGCTCATATTCTGCTGGTCCAGAAGTTGTTGCTAATGCTTTAGGTATTGAGATTAGTGAAGCTAAGATATTACTCAACCTATATCACAAAGCTAATCCTTTACTAAAAGTCTGGTATCAAATCATACAGAATGAGTTAAGGACAACTAGAACTTTGACTACTCCACTAGGAAGGAAGCACAGGTTCCTTGATATTTGGGGAGATAAGTTATTTAGAAGTGCTTATTCATACTTACCTCAATCTACTATTGGAGATTTTCTTAACGAGTCAATGAGGATATTGTACGATAGATTCTGTGAAGCGGGCTTAGAAATAGTAATGCAGTTGCATGATGCTCTATATGTACAGTGTGATAATAATCAAGAAGCTATTAGTGATACAATGACAAAGATGGCTGAGTGTATGGTGCGTCCAATTACTATAGGGTTCGAGGAATTTATAATAGGTGTTGATTTTAAAGTTGGTACGCATTGGGGAGATATGGACGATAAGGATATACTGGAGATAGAGGAGGTAGAGGAATGAAGAAAGTTGAGGAATTGATAGAAAAGTTTGAAGATAATGTCTGTGATGATACCGTAAGAGCCGAACTCCTCTCCCTCTACACCTCATTACAGCAAGCCAACACACAGCTTGAAGAAAAGGTTAAGGTGCTGGCAGAGGAGAATGAGAGGCTTAAAGCACAAGTAGAAAATTTCAAACTCCATGTCGGAGAACTTTTAGAAGTGGCAACGCTACGGGGTGATAATGACTTACCACACCCTTGTAATGACCCAAAGTTATGGACAGCGAGGATGCAAACAGCTTGGGATGAACTTAACGATTTAATGCAACCCGACAAGGAGGAGGAAAGGAATATTTATTTTAATACTCTTTGTAATGTAATGGGTGATGAGGGTTTTCAAAAATGGTTAAAAGAACAAAACAAATAATGGAGGAAATGAACAATGATGAGAGCAAAAATGAAGGTTACAGAAGTTGATAGTTTTGAGAGAGGTAACGAAGAAAAGACATTTGAGAGTTTAAAATTTAGTGCTGTTTCAGCCAACCAATATCCCGTAGATGGTAGTGATGAAAATAACACATTTGCTAAGTGGACACCCTCGGCTGATTTGAAAATGGTAATAACTAATCCGGCATTGTTCGGCAAGTTTCATGTCGGCCAAGAGTTTTATGTTGATTTTACATTACTGCTCTAACTGGCAACCCGACAAGGAGGTGAAGAAATGAACCTTGCAGAGAAATTCGCTAAGCAGAACGGAATTGAGTGGCATGAAGTAAAAGTAAAAGGACAGATGTTATATGGTGGAGTCAAGAGAGAATGGGTATGCTCTTGTGGTGCGATATTCTCTTACGAAGAAACTTTTGAAAGACATTTAAAAGCACGTAACCCCACCTTTTCCCACCCCGAAGAAGTTTTGGCAGTCTGTATGAAGTGGGATGATTATAGACCTTTTATTTTAAGTATAAACGGAAATATACACGACCAAGATGGTTTTAAGATTGATTGGATGATTCCATTATCTTACATCACCACACCCGGCAAGCTGCTCGAAGCAGCGGTGGAGTGGAGGGAAGGGAGGGAGAAATAATGGGACATCTTGATATTAAAACAGGATTACGTTTAATAAGAACTTTAAATACTGAGCAATCAGAAGCTATAGTAGACAACTATACTACTTTAATAGAACACATAGAAAGCAGAAATTTAAAAGCAGTTGATACAATAGATTTAATCAACGAAAGACTAAAACAAAACTTTACTGATGCAGAACTTAGAGTAAGAATAAGAACATTGTTGGAGGCTTACTATGCCGACCAAGAATGAACTTTGTCTTAAGTGTATGAAGTGTTGTAAGATATTATCTTTCACCATTCCATCTACACCAAGTACAATAGAGTTTTATAGTGCT